AATACTTGCTTCACCTAAAAAGTCCCATGCTGATTTCCAATAACAGGTGATTGCCTCATCGTTTGCAGCATAATCATAGCGAGTATTAGTCGTGTGAATCTTATTTAGGTTATATCTTAAGGCACTAGAATATCCTGAATAATCTCTTTCCGTAAAAAAAACGTTATCTTTATATTCTACTACCCCACCGCCTAAATTGTAGATATCCCATTCAAGCCATGCATCTCTAGGATACTCATAGACAAACGTGACAGAATTTGAATTACAATAGACATTACCTGATTGATTAGTTTCACATGGAATGAATAACCAGTATTTTTGGTTGATACGATCATGGAAACTCACAGACCTTTTAAGCTTCCAGATTTTCTGAGTATCAGATTCCCCAATTTGATCAAAAATAGGATCAATTCGACTCACGAATGGGTTTTGTTCATACTGACCTAATCCCCTCGGAACTTGTCCCCCTTGAAGGATTCTCGGCCCTTGAAGACTTATAAACATCAAAGCACCTCTCACATCTTGAATCGAAGCATGAGCAGCGCATCCAATGTCATTCGCGATCTGATCAACTCGATAAGATCCGCCTGAGAAGTCACCTGATAGAACGTGAATAGACTTGCTTTGAAAAATAATGAAAAACTCATTACTTGGGGCAATTCCTGTGATTCGGTCCCCTACGATATCATTCACGATCACCTGATTGTCAGGAATAGGAAAATACTCAGGATTTTCAACGTCTGAAAATGAACAAGTATTGACCTCACTCAAAGACCCCGAGACTGCAAGAAGCCCTTGGAAGGAATTGATATATCTTCCTTTTGGAGGGGGGCTGCGATCCGTGGCAGGTTCTACATACACAGCCCCTAGGTTAGCATCTGCAATATTATCTCTATAAGTCTGAGTGCTGCTGAATGAATTATTAGGAAGCTCTACTAAATCATACCAGACAGTCGGCGTACTTGCTGAGTTCTTAGATCTATATAATCGAATCCTTAAATTATTTGAAATGACTGCATTGTCAGCTACCGTGACCGCTGCTCCAGAAATAGTGATAGTGGTTGAAGCAATTGCTGTTACTGTTCTTTCAACATAACTTGCACTGACTGCATCGTAAAAATAGGCGGTGTCTCCTACCTTCATGGTGTGACCTGTGCTTGTTCCATTATCAACGGTGATTGTCGTAACTGTAGATTGAGCACCATTCACTATTGCGCAATTAGTATTATATCCACTTGCGGCGAGAACATTATTCACAGTGACGTCAATTTGATTGCCGTTATAATCTACAGTTGAGGATAAAATCCAATTTCCCTCAATCTCGTTTCCTTGATTGTCTTTCTGAAGAATTGTGACTTTATAAGAATAATTATCGACCCCTAAAACTCCTGCAACAGTAGAATTAGCGAGAGAAATACCCCCGCAACTAGGGACACCAGCGTTATAAACGTTTTGACCGTCATATTTTTTTACCGAATCATATCCGTTTGAAAGATACAGAATATTGTAGAGCTGAACTCCTGAGGTGTTCTCAAAGTTAGAATCATTTTTATAGGTAGAGTTTCCTGGAAAAACAGTACTCGGTGAATTGAGCTGAGTCCAGTACCGTGTAGTCAACGAGAGATTAGCTGCTTTTAGATCATAATCAATGGTTGTATCTAAAAAAGCAGCTGGCATTGTACTCACAGTTGCAGATGATGAAAACCCGGTCAGAGCATTAATAGCTGAGACTAAACTTGAAACGGCTACTGGAGATCCTACGTCAAAGCCTAATCCTAAGCTATAATTAAGAACCTGACTTGTTCCTTCATTGATTTGACAGCGATACTCTGAGTTATCGTCATCATAAAAAATACTGAGAGAACAGAAATTTGCTGATCCTGAATAAGTAACTGTAAAAGTACTTTCAGAAAGCTTGTGGCAATTACTATCAATTGAGATTAACTCAACTGTTTCCGCTCCAGTTGTGGTGTTATATGTCTTATAAGTAAAAAGACCGCATCCACCTTTAGTAACTGCAGAAGTTTGAAACCCTTTGAGCTTTTCTATTGATCCGGTATTGGTGAATTGAATGTTTCTCAGTGCGGTAGCATACTGCTCAGGGAATTTGAGATCAGAAGACTTGTAGTCTACGCCTGCAAGATTTTCGTATCTCTTAACAAACTGATATTGTACTGCCACCACTCACCTCTAAAGTTCATAACCCAAGTAAAATGGATCAATAATTGGAATTCTATCAGGATCGTTGTCAGGTTCAGAGAATGCCATTCTCAAGGTATTCTCAATTTTACTCATCAACGCTGCCACTTCTTGCTGATCAGTACTAGAATCTCGAACAAAGATTCTCATGTTACAGTATTCAAGAAGATACTTTTCACAAATATCAGGAAGTTGAGAAAGGATCGTAGAATATTTTCCCCTCAAAACATAATCACCGACTTCAATGGTCTCACCTGATTCAAAGGTAAACCCTGGAGTGATTGTAACCACTCCAGTAACTCCACTGACTGAATCAATTTTAATGTTTTGCATCTTAATATTACCGTACTTATCGCAAACAGTAATATAGGGTTGCTCATTCAAAGCATCTGCATCAAGTGAAACAGAAGTGCTCAAAACAAGGCTTGTGATAGTATTTGTAGTCAATGTGACTGAATCCACAGTCCCGCGAGTAATATCAAGATAAGGAATGGTCTTCTGATAGACAATTCTCAATCTTCCACCTTGTTGGGGGGGTGGTTGAATGATGAGATTTGATCCTTGTCTCAAATAGAAAGAAGGATTTCCATTTATCCCGTCAATCCGTTCTTTGAGGCTTCCTTTTCGTATCGGATAGAAGTCTTGATCCAAGCCTGAAGGACTATAAGATATATTATCAATTCTAGTGCCCATGTAACAATCAGAAGGAATTGCATAAGTTTCATTACCAATAGTTACATCTTGATACTTTTCAGTCATCAAAATTGTAGGGAATAATGAATTGATAATTGAATGAATCTCTTCTTGAGCATCATTCAATGCTTGCAAAAACTCCTCATCTTGTACGCCAGCTGTAGGAGTCCAGTCCTGATTTCCTGTAGCCCTTCTTGATACTGTGATGAGTTGTTCTGCAGTTCTCATTATTCACCCTTGGGCTTCATTTTTCCGATAATGAATGCAATTTTAGTTTTATCCATCGGGGAAGCTTCTTCTTCTGAATCTTCGCCTTCAGATTCTTTCATATCTTCTTCTTCTGGCATACAACACTTTTCTAGAAGATGCTCCATGCTCATGTCATACTTTTCAGCTATCGCCATCAACTCGCCATGAAGTTGCTGAACTTTTTTAAGGTCTTTAGCGTTAATCTCTTTTTCTTCAGTCATTTTTTCTTCTGTCATCATAATAAGTTAATTCCTTCAGGTTAATGCAGATCTATAGTTTGCCATTAAGCGCGTGAGAGCATTTTGTTGATTTTCTTGAGCCTGTGCAATTGCCTTTGATTTAGAATTTAACGCATTTGCTAAGGCTTTTTCTTCAATTTGCTGCATGAGATTTTCTCTTGCCGCTTTTGCTTGATATAACCCACTTAATAATGAAGCTCCCGCTTGTAACCCAGCGCCTTGCAGTTGCTGAGTATTTTTAGTTGCATTTAAGTCTTGAGCTTGTTTTTGTTGAGTAATTAAATAATTTAATAAGTTATTGTCATTCATAATTATTTTAATAATGCAGATTTATAAGCTTCAACTAAATTATTTAGAGCATTTACTTGTCCTTGAGTTTTTGTCTGTATCCCAGTTTGCTCTAATTCTTGAGCTTGACCTAATAAATTCATTTGAGTTTGTTTTTGTTGTGCTTCTCTAGCCGCTTTTGATTGATATAAACCACCTAAAAGTTGTGTTGCTGCTAGAATTGCCGCTGCCCCTGTTACTGGATCCATGATTCACCTCAAGAGTAATTTAATTCCCAGTCTCCATAATAAGAAGACCCATCATAATAAAAAGTAATAATATCTTTTTCACCGTTACCAGTTGATAAGATCGGAGCTTGACCCTGTGGCCACTTAACGCCAGCAGGATAAACTAGATCTAATGGAGCAGCTCCTTGAATAACAATCACTTTATAAATACCACCAGCTATGGGGTTTGATAAAGTGAGAGTCACATTCCCAGTTGCTGAAGCAAGACTCAACACTTGAATATTTCCATTGTTCCAATCAAGAGTTTGAGTTGTTCCACTAGGAGTAACAGTTGCTGCCTGAGTCAACGCTAGATTTTTGGATAACTTGGCTTGAGTGACTGCGTTATTATCAAGCTTTGCCGTAGTCACGCATAAGTCAGTCAAACTAGCCGTGACCATTTTATTCCCGTCACCTAATCCGGTATGATTGTGATTAGAAATCTTAGTAAAGGTCGTAGAATATAAAGTGCTAGACCAATTTCTAGTCCCCGATGTGGGTATTGTTAGGGTTAGTCCTAAGCTTAGCGTTGTGTACGGCATTTATGCACCTTTGACGGGTTTTGGGTACTTGGCTTTAACTTCATAACGACGTTGACGTAATAGATCTAACGCAATTTCAGGACCGTCAAAAAATGCGTTTAGAAACTCTTCAGGAGACGGATACGCTCGAATTCTATTTTGTATGCACTCCTGAAGAGCGTGCTCAAACGTAACATCCAAAATCTCAATTGTATATTCTGCTCTTAACTTTACCCAAGTTTTTAAACCTGAAATTCCTTCACGTGCTTCAGTTTCTAATACATCAGATGGATCGTAGGCTTCTGAATCTTCAACAATCCAGCGTTCAGGCTTACCCCACCAATTTTCTGAAATTCCTTGCTCGACCCATTGAGTAGGATCAAGCATTTGAGCACCAGCGCGTTCTGACCCATCTTTATTTTTAATAATAATTTTTTTCATAATTAGTTACCTACACGCACAATACAAACTTCATTTCTAAGACCA